ACCCCGAAGGGTGGTGGTATTAGCGGCGCTTAGTCCAGAGCGAAGCCCGAGCCTTCAGCAGGAGTAGCCGAGTGGTACACCAGCTCAATGTCGCTCAGCAGGGCTTCAGCAGACTCATCAGATTCCATTTGGCTGACGAAGTAACGCTGGCCTTCACGAATACGGATGCCACCCAGATTACGGGTGCCACCAGCTTCAGTAGGCAGGGCCAGGTTCAGGAAGCCAACGGTATCCGAGCCTTCAATGCGGTCAGCTTCAACGTAATTCACGCTGAGCTTGTCCGTGAGCTTGGCAATGCGGCTGGGATCAGCATCCAACCATTCCAGGAGCTTGCGCTCATGTTCTTTGCTCTTGTACAGAGGGATGAAGCCAACCTTGCTACGGCCCTGGCTGTTGGCAGCAGGCACGAAGACGTTGATGAAGCCATTGGCTTTCCAAGAATCATTGTCCTTGGCAGCGGAAGTGGTGCGGGAAACGGAAGAGGTACGGAATACCATGATAGATCTCCAAAAGATTAAGAAAGAAGGCAGGATTTGCCACGTTATGCGCGGTAGCGCGGTATTCACCGAGGACGGCGAGTTAATACACAGGCGGTATGTTCGCCCGTGTATTTGTAGAGAACTTGCAGGAGGCTTAGCCCCTCCAAGCGAGCATCACGCCAATGGCGATGCAGCAGAGAAGTGTGCCGATAGCACAGAGGATTTCTTCTGAGTCCATGGGTGTTCCTTAGAAGAGGGAGAGGATTAGGCAGACAGCAGAGTCACTGCCATTGACCAGGTAATCCATGAAGAACATGAACAGAAGGAAGAGAGGAGGAAGTAGGTGCATGGTGATATTACGCTGTGACATATATCTCTGCCAGCACCTCATCCAAGAGCCTTTCCCAGAGGTGTTCTCTGGAGGAAGGCATGTCTGGGTAGCAACCTAAGTGGTCGTAGTATTCACCCAGGATTTGGGTGAGTTCGGTAGCACCGAGAACTTCGATGTACCAATGTTCTTGGTTATCTCTGGCCCAAGGTGCTACAGAGATATTGAGAAGGGCACATACTTCTGAGATGGTGAGAGAAGACACCCTAGAACGCGCATCGGGATAGATGTTCATTTAGAACTCCTTGAGTAGAGCAGGACAATCCTGATCTTTCCAGGGTATACGCGGTAGCGTTATATGTATCGGGTAGATATCGGAATGGGGTATGGGGAAAAAGTGGAGTTAGTGGTTACTAACTTAATTTTTGTAGAAGTTGAGATGTTGTTGAGATTTAGTGGAGATTCAATGAACTCACACCTATCTCTACTCCTCTCCCAATAACCTGCAGATAACAAGAGGTAGTCTTAATAATCTGACTATCCAACTGACTTCGTGTGTATGTGTAATGTGTAAAGGACTCAAGACCCCGAAGGGTCCTGAGTATTACTTGCTCTGTTCCAGCTGCAATTGATTGGCAGCATTGAGAGCATTGAGCTTGGCTGCACGGTTGACACGTGCTTCATCTGCGAATGCACCAGCGGATTCTTCCGCCCAGGTAGCGATGTGGTTGGTTGCTTGCCCGAGCTTTTCTGCTGCTGAGAAGAAGGAAGAGATGGCTGCGAACAGACGGGTGAACATTGCGAACATGATTAACTCCTATAGGTACAAAGGTTGAGTGCTGTTGAGGACAGGGATATATCCACCGTATGCGCGGAGCGCCAGCTGTAGTAACAAGGGGGTATGGCCTACGAGAAACAGTAGAGCCACAAGAGGGGGGGGGGTATTTGGAGTTCAGGCTTAGAGCCTGTAAGTCCTGGGTTCGTACCCAATTTTCAAAATCCCACAAAACCCGCGGACTATTCTCATAATCCCTTCCCCTAGAACCCCATCCCTATTACTCAATTAATCAATTCGGCTACCATATACACCCTATAAACTAAGGTTGTGTATGTCTGCATTAACTATTGATCAATTCAAACAAGCTCTTCCAGACAAGGTAAAGAAGTCTATTAATCAGGAGTTAATTGACCAGATCAATACCACCCTGTCTGATCCAGAGTTGTATGAGGCATACCGAGATAACCTGCTCAGCTATACCAGGGTGATGGCTGATGGACGGTTTAAGGTGTCTGGTTATATTGATGCTGTACGGTATGTCTCCCATAAGCTCATGGGATGCAGCAACATAGATGCTTACTCCAAAACCTTCCCAGACAAGATCCAGAGGTTTGCTCAGCAGCAAGTTAGTGCAAAGGACATAGCCTCATATGTCACTGCGTACAACAAGAGCAAGCTGGTTAACCTGATCTTTGAACAGACGCTGATACCTAGCTATGTGCTGAATCAGGATCTGTACCAGAAAGCTCTTAATGTCCAGGCTGAATTAATGGTGACGGCCCACAGTGAAAAGGTACGTTCTGACGCTGCTAATAGCCTGCTTACCCACCTGAAAATGCCAGAGACCCAGAAGGTAGAGCTGGAGATTGGTGTGAAGGAAGACAGTTCTATTAATGCCTTGCGTCAGGCTACTCTTGAATTGGCTCGCCAGCAGAGATTGGCTATGGAGTCTGGGTCTATGAATGCCCAGGAAGTAGCCCATTCCAAGATTGCTGCGGTAATCGACGTAGAGGCTAAACAGGTGAATTGAGTATCTCCGCGGTAAACTAGTCATATTGGTTTGGTTTACTGAAGGGAAAATCTATGTCTAATTCGCGTGGTAAATCCCAAGGTAATGGGATTCCAGATAGCCTGGTGCAGTTGCTTGCTGCAGCGGATAAGCGGAATAACTTCCCTGCTGGAACCATGGCCTCTGTAATGCAGCAGGAAGTAGGGAGTCAGTTTGATAAATACCTCCAAGACCCTGCTGCTTATCACTATGAAGCTGGGCCTGATGGTCGGAGAGTGGCCAAACACACGGGTAAGGTAAGCACAGCCTTTGGTCCATTCGGTATCCTGGAATCCACTGCGCGTGATCCAGGCTATGGGGTACAGCCCCTGCAGAGCAAAGCTATTGAAGAGCAGGTCCGCTTTGCGTCTGATTATCTTGCTGCGCGGAGTAAGCAGGGTGGACTGGTTCAGGGTCTTGCTGGCTATGGTGAGGGCGCTAAGTACGCCCAACAGGTAGCTGGCAGGGTAGGCAAGGGTGGTTCTATTGGTTTGGCTACGCAGGCCCCGGTGCCCCAAGTAGCGGCCATTCCAGAGCAACAGGTGGCAGCCGTAGACCTTCCACCTCAAGAAGCTCCGGCTGGTCAGGAGGCTGTCCCGCCCGGACAGCCGACACCACAGCCGGTATCTCCTGTACAGAACCAAGTTGCCCAGGGGCCTGATCCTTGGACGGCATTTATGGAAACCATGCAGACCAAGCCTGCAGCACAGCGCCCTGTACAGGTTGCTGACCTGAGTGGTTATGGGGAAGCTCCACAGGTGCAGTTCCAGATGCCAGCATTCAACGTGCCTGCACACCAGAACCGCGCCATCGACTTCAGGAGCTTTGGTGCTTGGGGAGGCCGGGCTTAATGGTAGATGCAGTAGCTGAAGCCCTGGCCCCGTGGTCGGTTGAGGAGCATCTCAACAATACGGACTACGGCCTGAATGTGGGGTACGTCCCTAGTGACTTTGCCCTGGAGTTCGTGACCTTTATCAAGTTGGTCAATGGCCAGCAGGGGGAAGAGCACAAGACACCGCTGGTGCATTACCGGATGCTGGATACCCTCACTGAGGGTGGTACCCGGATCATCAATCTGTGTCACCGCGGTATTGCCAAGACCACTGTGATGGGGGAATACCTGTTCCTGTACATCGCGGTGTATGGGGCATTGCCTGGATTCGGGAAGGTTGATCTTGCGCTCTATGTGTCGGACTCCATTGAGAACGGGGTCAAGAACATGCGCAAGAACTTGGAGTACCGGCATGACAACTCTGATTTCTTGAAGCAGTACATCGTTGAGACGAGGTTCACGGATATCCGTTGGGAGTTCAAGAACGCTGATGGCAATGTGTTCATCGTCAAGGGCTACGGGGCTAAAACGGGCGTCCGTGGTGCCAAGGAAATGGGTAAGCGTCCCCAGCTAGCGGTGCTAGATGACTTGATCAGTGATGAGGACGCACGCTCCACCACGGTGATTGCTGCGGTCGAGGACACGGTTTACAAGGCCGTGAACTACGCCTTGCACCCTACCAAGAACATGATCATCTGGTCGGGTACGCCCTTCAATGCGAAGGACCCTCTGTACAAGGCGGTGGAGTCTGGTGCCTGGCGGGTCAACGTGTTCCCGGTGTGTGAGCAGTTCCCGTGCTCGGAGGAAGACTTCCGTGGAAGCTGGCCAGATCGCTTCACGTACACCTATGTGAAGACCCAGTACGACAACGCTGTGAAGCTGGGCAAGGTCGATACCTTCAACCAGGAGCTGATGCTCCGAATCATGAGCGATGAAGACCGCGTGATTAAGGATGGGGATATTGGGTGGTACAAGATTGATGCTGTTCTACGGAATAAGAGCAGATTCAACTTCTATATCACCACCGACTTTGCTACTTCTGTTAAGCAGAAGGCTGATTACTCTGCGATCAATGTCTGGGCCTACAACAACGTAGGAGATTGGCTGTGGGTGGATGGTGTCTGTGCCAGACAACTGATGGACAAGAACATTGATGACCTGTTCCGCTTGTCTCAGCAATACAAGCCCCAATCAGTAGGCATTGAAGTTACTGGACAGCAGGGCGGATTCATCCCATGGGTCCATGCCCAGATGATGGAGCGGAATATATATTTCCCTCTGGCCAGTGAGAACAACGATAACTCTCCTGGTATCCGCCCCAACACCAACAAGATGGTGCGGTTTAGTACGGTTGTCCCGCTGTTCAAGACACGGAAGATGTATTTCCCTATTGAGAGGAAGAAAGAGTTTCCTCTGCAGGAAATGATCAGTGAATTGAGCCTGGTATCTGTTGGTGGATTTAAGAGTAAGCACGATGATCAGCTAGACACTATTTCTATGCTGTCCTCTATGAAAGCCTGGAAGCCATCTGAAGAAGCACCCATGGTAGAGAACAAGGGTAATGGTATGTGGGATATTGATATCGAAGAAGAACCTGGGAATCGCAGAGATTCCTACATCGTTTAAGGAATAACTATGAAACTTCAATATGTTTTGGATCAACTGGCAGTTGGTGAGTTCTCCCAGCTGAGTATTGGTGGCTTGGGGCAGGGAGTGGTTGGGGAGGGCAACTGGGACAAGATCATTCCCCATATCAACCTGGGCCTCACTGCGCTGTACAACCGGTTCAACCTGAAGGAGAACCGTATTACTTTGCTGCTACAGCCTGGGATGAATGTCTATCCGATCACCAGTGCCTACGCAGAGCACAACCGCAAGTCGCGGGAGCCTGTGCGCTACCTGAAGGACTCGGAGGCATACCCCTTTGAGGATGACATTCAGAAGATTGAACGGGTGCTGACGGACTCAGGTTACGAGCTTGGTTTGAACGACCTGGCAGACCCTGTGTCGGTGTTCACACCTACGGCTACGACCCTGCGCGTGCCTGACATCTTGGTGGAAGGTTCGGTGGATCTACCTGACTACTTGAACACGGGCAACCTGGTGCTGGTGTACCGGGCATCTCACCCCCAGATCGTGCAAGGCATTGGCTACTTCGACCCTTCACGGGTCACGCTAGAGCTGCCCATGTCGCACCTAACTCCGTTGCTCTACTTTGTGGCCAGTCGGGTGCACAATCCCATTGGCATGTCCAACGAGTTCCATGCTGGAAACAGCTACTACGCAAAGTACGAGGCTGCATGCCGTGAGCTGGAAGGGCAGAACCTGCAGGTGGACCGGGGCAGTAGCAATACCCGGCTGAGAAGGAACGGGTGGGTCTGATGGGGCTGGCTTTACTTCAATTCCCCACAGGGAAAGGCGTGGCTCAGGAACTTCGTGATCTGGCTGATGCAGTGGAGCAAGGTGCGTATGGCGATGCGCATAATCTTGCTTGGGTTATAGACGCAGGAGACTCCTGCATATCAGTTGGTTTAATGGGGAATGCTGCAGCACCGGGTGCGGAAGCAAACCTGTTACTTGCCATAGGGCAGCACAAAATACTTAGAGGCTGTTACCCCTAAAAGAGAGGCCCCTATTGGGGCCTTTTCTTATTGGTTTGTGGAGCCGAATCCCCCACTGCCACGGGCAGACTCATCCAGTTTATCTGCCAGCTCCAAGGTGACATTGGCCACTGGAACGATCAGAAACTGAAGTACCCGATCCCCAGCAGCCCAGGTAAATGGGATGGAACTCTTGGTTTTAAGGGCTGCTTTCCATTCACCACGGTAATCCGCATCAATTACCCCACAGGTGTTATTCAATTCAAGGCCGTGCTTGGCACTGGTACTGGAACGTGGGAGGAGTAACGCCACGTGTCCCGTGGGCACTTCAGCTGCAAAACCCAGCCCGGTTAATGTCCAATTACCTGTGACAGTACCGGCTTCAGGCATATGAATATCAAAGGCACCAGCTTCTGCTGTACCCTTTATTGGCATAATAAAGTTTGGGTGGAGAGGTTGAATGCGCATTTAATTCTCTTCAGGTGGTTAATGGAACGAATGTAGCTATTGGAGCGACAGATAAAGATGATAGACCAAACTCAAGGCAGCACAGAGGACCATAAGCCACTTACCAGCTGGGCTAAGGAACCTTCTCTCCGGGATTTGAAACAGAATCTGGAAGATGCTAAGCCCATTCATGAGGCGCAAAAGGCGAAGATTAATGAATGGCTGGATAACCTGAATGTCACAGGTAAGGCTAAGATCAAAACTCCTGCGGGAAATTCAGCCATTGTTCCGAAGCTGATTCGGAGACAGGCTGAGTGGCGGTATTCTGCGTTAAGTGAGCCCTTTCTAAGTACGGATGACCTGTTCAATGTGAAGCCGGTCACCTGGGAAGACCGTGAGGCTGCCCAACAGAACCAGCTGCTGCTGAATCACCAGGTCAATACGAGCCTGGACAAGACCAACTTCATTGATGAGTACGTTCGTGCTGCTGTAGATGAGGGTACGGTCATCGTTCGGGTGGGTTGGGAGTTTGAGGAAGAGTCCTACCAGGCACGTGAACCCATCGTTGAGTTCCATGTCAACCCGGCTTTTGCCCCCACCCATGAGTTCATTGCCCAGCTCAAGCAGAACTCTCCAAGCCAGTACGCCACGGATGTGCCTGATGAGCTGAAACAGGCGCATGACTTGTCTCTGGAACGGGGCATGCCCCTTGAGCCAAAGATCCTTGGCTACCGGGATGTGACGAAGACCCGCGTTATCAAGAACCAGCCCACGGCTGAGGTGTGTGATTACCGCAATGTCATCTTCGACCCCACGTGCAAGGGCGATTTGGATAAAGCCAGCTTCCTTGGCTACACCTTTGAGTCTTCAAAGGCGGAGCTGGAGAAGGAAGGTAAGTACAAGAACCTGGACAAGATCCTTCTGTCGGAAGGATCGGTGCTGGGAGCACCTGACTATGAGTCTGATGAGGGCTCTCAGAACTTCAATTTCAATGATGACGCACGCAAGAAGTTCGTGGTCCATGAGTATTGGGGTTTCATGGATGTGGATGGCTCGGGTGTTCTGAAACCCATCGTGGCTGCCTGGGTGGGTAGCACCCTGATCCGCATGGAAGAGAACCCCTTCCCGGACAAGAAGATCCCCTTTGTCGTGGCCCAGTACCTGCCGGTACGCCGCAGTGTCTATGGCGAGCCTGATGGTGCGCTGTTGGAAGACAACCAGAAGGTGATTGGTGCTGTTACCCGAGGAATGATCGACATCATGGGTAAGTCTGCCAATGGCCAGACAGGTATCCGTCGAGACATGCTGGATGCCACCAACCGTCGTAAGTACGAAAAGGGCCAGGACTACGAATTCAACGTGAATGTGGACCCTCGTCAGGGGGTATTCATGCACACCTTCCCCGAGATCCCTGCATCTGCGCAATTCATGCTCCAGCTGCAGAACCAGGAGGCTGAATCCCTCACCGGTGTGAAGTCCTATTCCAGTGGTGTGTCTGGTGCTTCCCTGGGTGATGTGGCTGCTGGTGTTCGTGGTGCCCTGGATGCTGCGTCCAAACGTGAGCTGGGCATCCTTCGTCGCCTCAGCAACGGCATCGTGAAGATCGGCCGCAAGTTCATCAGCATGAATTCCGAGTTCCTCTCTGAAGAGGAGGTGGTTCGGGTCACCAATGACACCTTTGTCACGGTGCGCCGTGATGATTTGACAGGCAACTTCGATCTGAAGTTGGCTATTTCCACTGCTGAGGAAGACAACAACAAGGCTGAACAGCTGGCTTTCATGCTGCAGACCGTTGGTCCACAGGAAGACCCCACTGTGCGTCGAATGATCCTGGGGGATATCTGCCGTCTACGGAAGATGCCCGACCTAGCCAAGAAATTGGGGGATTACGAGCCCCAGCCTGACCCATTAATGCAGGAAAAACTGCAACTTGAGGTGGAATTACTCCGTGCCCAGATTGCACGTGAGAATGGTCTTGCTTTACAGAGCCAAGCTACTGCACAACTCAACTCTGCCAAGACAAATACTGAGGCGGCAAAGGCTGAGAATATCTCTGCGAATACTGATCAACAGAACCTTGATTTTGTTGAGCAGGAGTCTGGTGTTAAGCAAGAGCGGGATCTTCAGAAAGCCGGTGAACAGGCACGCAGTCAAGCCCAATTGAAACTCATGGACCAAGAATCTAAGCGGGAAGCTCACCAAGTTGATTTGGTGAAGGAATACATTAAAAAGAAAAACGCGTAATTTTGTTATATAGTCGGGGCGCTGATTATTAGGTAATCCCCCCTTCTATTAACTTAGGTAAGCACTGGTAGAAACATGAGTAATGAAGCCATCAACGCCATTGAGCGTGACATCAAGGAAGCTCGTAAGCACGTTGAGCTAGGTGATTCCCTGGAACGCCTGCTTAACAACCGAGATTTCAAGAAAGTAATCGTTGAAGGTTACTTTGAAAAGGAAGCAGCTCGTCTGGTTCATCTGAAAGCTGATCCCAACTTCCAAACTGCTGAAAAGCAAAAGACTTTGCTGGACGGGATCACTGCCATTGGCGGTCTTTCCCAGTATTTCATCACTGTGAAGCAGTTGGCTTCGAGTGCAGCAAATACCGTGGCTTCTGG